ATTCCTTCTGCTTTATATGGTAAAGAAGATTTATTTGTTTATGTATCTCAAAATATTGCTAGAGCTTATGTAAGAGCTTTAGGAGGATTTGGAATCTTAGAAAATGCTGCTGGAAATGAAAACGTATCTAGCATTGGAGCAAACGGTGTATCTAATCAAGGTACTATGTGGTGGCAAAATGGAGCACTATCTTTTGATGGTGTAAAATTATTTGTTGCTAATGGATTGCCTGACAATCATGCGGTAGCTGCTGAAAAATCTAACTTATTCTTTGGAACTGGTTTATTATCTGACCACAACGAAGTAAAGGTTATTGATATGGCTGACCTAGATGGTTCTCAAAACGTAAGAATCGTAATGAGATTTACTGCTGGAGTACAGTATGGAATAGGTTCTGATATAGTTCTTTATTCTTAATAAATTAAATTAACCAAAAATTAGGGTAGGTAGGTAAATATCTGCTTACCCTTTTTTTTATAATAAAAAATAAAAACTATGGCTTGCGAATTATCATTAGGTAGAAAAGAACCTTGTAAAGATGTTGTTGGTGGGATTAAAAATGTTTATTTTGTAGATTTTGGAGACTTTAGTGCTATAACATATACTTCTAGTACAGATATTGTAGCTAGTGTAGGAAGCAACGTTGCTAGTTTTAAGTACGAGGTTAAAGGAAACTCATCTTTTGAGCAAAATATAACCTCATCAAGAGAAAACGGAACTACTTTCTACGAATCAAGTTTAGTAATGAACTTGACATTTCAAGAAAAACAAACATCAGAAGAAATTAAATTATTAGCAGTTGCAAGACCACAAATCATTGTAGCAGATTATAATGGTAATTTCTTTTTATTAGGAGAAGACCACGGTTGTGAATTAACAACAGGAACTTTTAGCAGTGGTGCTGCTATGGGTGATATGAGTGGTTATTCGCTAACATTTGTTTCACAGGAAACTGACCCACCATTATTTGTTCAAAAATCTGTAATGGATGGTGCAACTGAGGGAAGTCAGATAACACCAAATTAAAATTAATTTTGTATATTTGAACTTGTAGAGTTTTCATAATGTAAATTAGTTTAGTTTTTGAAAGGGGAGTTTTTTAACTCCTCTTTTTTTATGTACAAAATTTAAAGATAGTGCGTTATATAAGTATGAAACATTTAACTACGTCTGCTTCAGCACAAACTTTAAAAATAATTCCTAGAAGTTATGCTAGTACAGTTAGTATGATACTAAGAGACGATTCTACAAACACCTCTACAACATACAGTAGCATAAGCACATCAACAGACAAAAACTATCTAGTAATATCTAAGGCATTAAGTCCTGTATTAGTAGAAGGTAGATTTTATGATATGACTGTAAAAGAAGGAACAAGTGTAATTTATAAAGACAAAATATTTTGTACAGATCAAACATTACCATATACAGTTAATAATGGAGAATACACTACTCCAACAGGAAACGACCAATATGATAATGATTACTTAATTATATGAAAAATAGAACAAGAAATAAATTAGGGCAGTTTACTAAAGGTCCAAAATCAGATTTAAGTATTGTAAATCTTTCTACTTATACATCACCTGCTGTAAAAGAAGTTAGAGGTAAAGACTTTATTGAATACGGAGAAGATAACAACTACTTTCAATACCTAATAGACAGATACAACGGTAGTCCTACAAATAACGCTATTATTAATGGTGTTAGTGAGATGATTTACGGAAAAGGCTTAGATGCGACCAATTCAAATAAAAAGCCTAATGAGTATGCTCAAATGATGAGCTTGTTCACCAAAGATTGTACCAGAAAGTTATGTTATGATTTAAAATTAATGGGTCAATGTGCAATACAAATTATCTACTCTAAAAACAGATCTAAGATTGTACAAATTGAACACATACCTATAGAAACTATACGAGCTGAGAAATGTGACGAGAAAGGAGATATAAATGCATATTATTATTTTAGTGATTGGAGCAAGTATAAGCGAGGAAATGAGTTAAAACGTATTCCAGCATTCGGAACATCTAAAGAAGCCTTAGAGATACTTTATATTAAGCCATACAGAGCAGGTTTTAAGTATTATAGTCCTGTAGATTATCAAGGTGGTACACAATACGCAGAATTAGAAGAAGAAATATCTAATTATCACCTAAACAACATTTTAAATGGTCTAGCACCAAGTATGTTAATTAACTTTAACAATGGTACACCAGATCCAGAGCAAAGAGAAATGATAGAAAGAAGAATCTATGATAAGTTTTCAGGAAGTAGCAATGCTGGTAAATTTATTTTAGCTTTTAATGACAATCCAGAACAAGCAGCAAGCATAGAGCCTGTACAACTAAGCGATGCACATCAACAATACCAATTTTTAAGTGATGAAAGCTCAAAAAAGATTATGGTGGCTCATAGAGTTGTAAGTCCTATGCTATTTGGTATAAAAGACAGTACAGGTCTTGGAAATAATGCAGATGAGTTAAAAACAGCATCTATATTATTTGACAATCTGGTAATTAAGGGTTTTCAAGGGCTTTTAATCGATGCGTTTGACCAAATACTAGCTTATAACGATATCTCGCTGCATTTGTACTTTAAAACGCTTCAGCCGCTTGAATTTACTGACTTAGAGAACGTAGAGGACGAAGAAACTAAGGAAGAAGAGACAGGAGTTAAATTAAGTGCAGAGGCAAACAAAGAATTAGATAAGTTTATTGACTTAGGTCAAAAAGAGGAAGATTTATTAGAAAAGTTTGACTTGATTGATCAAATGGATGTTGATTATGACTTAGAAGATGAACTTGATAAAAAAATAAATGAACTAAACAACGAAGTAAAATTAACATCTACAGGAAGAGCAAATAAAACAAGAAAAAGTGAGCAAGATGGGAAAAGTAAAAAAGAGGGCAAAGAAGATATAACTTATTTAGTAAGATATATGTACACAGCATATAAGGGTGGTTACAAAACAGATTCTACTACAAATTCAAGAGAGTTTTGTAGAAAAATGATGAAAGCTAAAAAAATCTATCGTAAAGAAGATATTATAGCTATGGAAAATGTAGCAGTCAATCCAGACTTTGCAGGTAAGGGCAAATCAACATATTCAATTTGGTTATACAAAGGAGGTCCGAGGTGCAGTCATCGATGGACTAGAAAAATATATGCAAGGAAAGATGGAGAAAAAAGTTTAGGAGATACTATAAGTACAACAAAAGCAAGAACAGAGGGTTTCAGACCAGAGGCTAATCCTAATAAAGTATCTATAGCTCCTAGAAATATGCCAAGAGCAGGTTACACAGCAGCTTATTGGAATAAAATGGGTTTTAACAATTAATTATGGCAACAGTATTATTTATATCGAGAACAGATTTAGTTAAGAATAGTATCATTGATGGTAACGTTGATACTGATAAGTTTATACAATTTATTAAAGTAGCGCAACAAACTGAAATAAGAAACTATCTAGGAACTAAATTATATGATAAAATTGGTGCAGATATTGCAGGCTCTGGTCTTTCAGGAAACTATGAAACCTTAGTAAATACTTATGTACAGCCAATGTTGATTTGGTTTGCACAAGCTGAGTATATTCCTTATGCAGCATATCAAATAAAAAACGGAGGTATATTTAAAGGTAATTCAGAGAACGCAGAAAGCGTTGCAAAAGAAGAAGTTGATTATCTAGTAGGTAAAGCAAGAAACACAGCAGAATATTATACACAAAGGTTTTTAGATTACATAGAAAACAACAGTAATTTATTTCCTGAGTATAACCAAAATACAGGTGGTGATGTTTACCCAGATAGTGATGGTTTGTTTAATGGATGGGTTCTGTGAGATACAAACCAAAAAATAAAAATATAGTAAAACTTAAAAAGTATTTAGATATGAATTGGTATACTAATAATACACAAAACGTAAAAGTAGAATATATAAACAAAGAAACTAAGTAGATATGTCAGATAAGAAGTTTTCAGAGTTTACGTTACAGACCGACAGTTCTAATGTTGCGTTTGTCGTTGGTTTTAACGGATCGGATAATGTTAGAATATCACCTAGCAATCTTATAGGTAGTGGTTTCTTACCTACCTCTGGTGGTACTATGACAGGTAACTTACTTTTACAAGACAACATTCAAGTACAAGTAGGAACAGGAGGCGATCTAAAACTA